CTCGACGTATGGCCTCGCACGCATAACGTAGCGCGTCTATAAGGTGATTATCACGATCTGCAAGGATTGGCAAGATTTGTCCTGTCAAGGGGTCAGTTTTATAACTATAGCACGTTAATTCGTCAATCGTGTGCTGGCAGCGAGGGTGGACAATGATGTCATAAGACTTCAGCCATTCAACGCCTTCCTCTACAGACTTAGGCCCTTTGACTGCTGCCATGATCTTTGGGAAGCCATGCTTTCTCATATGGCTAATCGTTTCAGGTCTGGCGCTATCAGCAACGATGGGCCACTTTTCAGAGTCAGGCACAGTGAAGAACAGGTCTGGCGTGTCCATAATCTCGCAGCCTACACGATACGCTTCGTGATCGACATAGATTGTGCGGCCAACAACATGGCAACGGATAAGCACTGTTGGGTCAGACGCAAAGCCCCAGTCAGCGCCGAAGCGATGCGTTGCTTCCTCTGGCGTTTCGAAGTCCTCTACCTTCCAGTTACGGAATACTCGCGCTTCGCTGTTCGACGAATAGTTGCCAAGCCAAACGTGCTTATATTTGTCAGGGTCTCTATCCCTATCGTATTCCATTTCGTTTTTAAGAACGTCAGGGAACCAAGGGTTATCTCGATAGTTTACCTGTGCAACCACGGCATCAGGTGGAGGGCTTGGCCCACGAAGTAGCATATCAATCGGGTCGCTGCTGTTTAGCGGGTTCCATGTGAACCACAGTTCGCTGTCTGGCTTACGGATTGTCGGGCGCAATAGATCGAGCGAGCGTTGCGATAGCGTCTGCGATTCCTCAACCCAAGCGCAATCGTAACCTTCTAGGGATTTGATTGAATCTGCCGTGTGGTTCTGCATCCCCTGGAAGATGATTAAGCCATCGCCGTGGCGTGACTTGATTTGGCTTTCCTGAATCTCAAAGTAATCCTCAACGCCAAGCTGTTCGATCTTTAGCTCTAGCAAACGCTTGACCGACTGCGATAGCGACTTCTGTATTTCACGCACGCACACTGTTCTGCGCCGCTGATCCATAACGTGCGCTTCTATAACCATTTCCGCAAAGGCATGGCTCTTGCCTGAACCACGGCCACCATGAGCGCCCTTGTAGCGGCTGGGCTTGAGGAATGGCTTGAACCAGCGCGGGGTTTTAATCTTCAGAGTTGTCATCAATCACTTCGCGTTGGATGCGCTGAACCATGCTTCCAGTGATACTAAGCTTCGTCGGCTCGTTGAACCCGTGCATTACGTTTAGCTCTTTTACGGCTGCTGTCATGCCTGTGGAGGTCTTGGCATCCTGAGCAATCCGATACGCTTGTATCAACCCTTTGACAGACATTTCGCGTGTCCATAATTGCTTTTCCACAACCATAGCTTTTAATTCATCGACTCTTGCCCTTATCTTGCCCTCGCTTAACATGCGTGATGCCTTGGGGTGAACAGTGCTATCCTTCATATCTTCAGCATCGTAAGCCGTGCGATAAGCGTCTGCTTGGCCCATGCCATCAGCTATGCACTGAGCGAATAGCTCCTGCTTTGCGGTTAGTTTAGCTTGAGTCATCATTTAACCTCTATAAGCCATCCAGCGAAGTCGCCAAAGCGGAATATCTCTATTGCGTCCGCAGGGTATTCATACCGCGCTATGGGCCTTTGAACACCAGCGAGACTTAGCTCTTTTTCTATAATCTCTTGCGCTGGCGCTCCAGCCTTAACCTTACCAGATAGCGTTAAACGCCACAGAGCAGTAGCAGCGTAGCCAGTAGCGGCCTCCATGCGATCAAATAGAATGATCGCCCCACCTGACTTTGCTTTCGATAGAAGCTGCTCTAATACCAATTTGCGCTCATCCACTGGCAAGAACATAAGTGTCAGAAAGCCAATAGCTACATTGAATTTAGGGAAGTCAAAGCTTTGCAGGTCAGCGCAGTATAATGTCCCTGCGCCTTGGTATAGGTCGCACATCTCTCTAGAGCGCTCAATAGCAATAAGGTCAGCCGAGCGGTCATGCAGGGTTTGCTCAATCGCACGAGCAATATTACCCGTTGATGCTCCAAGGTCTAAAACTGTTCCGTTTTCTGGGATATAGTGACGCGCTATTTGCGCCACAGTAAATGTGGCTAGATCATACCAAGGTAGTTGCTCTCTAACATGATTGTCAAAGCCGTCTGCGACATCTTTATTTTGGAATGTCCAGTTAGTTGGTATTTTCATCGAATATCCCCAGAGACAATAAATTCCCTGCCACAGCTCTCATCATAAATGGCGCAACCATACGACCTAGTCGCTCGACTTGCTTTTGATAGTTGCCTGTTAAAACATAATCGTCTGGAATTGACATTATGCGTTTGATTTCGGAAACTGTGAATGCGCGATTATCCCAGTGATAGGTTTCTCTTGCACCGATTTTGCTTGTTGTCGCTGTTATGCAGGAAGAACAATTATTTGGCGATGCCTTTGATAAAGTGAATGCCTTTTTGTGGGTTTCGCCCTGCCTTAAATCTTTGAGCAAATGATAAACAGCGAATCTTGTTAAATCAGTCTCGATTCTGTCTGCGTCAGACAATGATAAGCCGACAAATGCGTCTTTAAGAGTTATAATGCTTGCTTGCGGGTTAGGGTGCAATTTATCCTTGTAATCTGCTTTCCATAGATCGTTACGAATGCCAACAAAAATTGTGCGCTGCCTTGATTGTGGGACACCAAGCCATTTTGCGTTTAAGATGCGGCAAGACACTTGATAGCCACTTGCCCTAAGTTCACGCATAATTTCGTTGAGATACCCCTTTGCGGTTCCCTTAGCCAAGCCAGAAACATTTTCCGCAATAAACACTTTCGGTTGGATGCCACGCAGAATGCGGATATATTCAAAAAATAAATCCTCCACGTTTGATTGCTCTGCGTCTGAATATTTCTTTGTTTTGCCCCATCCCTTTTCGCGGCTTCCCGCTGTGGAAAATGCAGAGCATGGTGGTGAGCCGTCGAGAATATCTAACTCGCCAACCTGACGCTCAATAGCATCTAATATTTGCTCGGCAGTCAGTTTGCGAACGTCACCCGCTAAAATCTTTGTCGTTGGCCAGTTTGCTTGGTAGGTGTTTATCGCTTCAGGAATAAACTCATTAACAGCAAGAACCTTGCCACCAGCCATACGGTAGCCAGTCGATGAACCGCCACCTCCAGCGAATAGAGATACAACCTCAAACTTATGATTGCCATGCTCTGTATTAGCGCGTAGTTCTGCAACTGTAGGGATCGTGTAATTAGTCATCGAACTCAAACCCGCATTTAGGGCAGTTATGGCCTAAGGCTTCTTCATCGACTTCCTTAAATTCATCTGGAGCCTCTTGAGGTATTGCATCATTCAGCATTTTATCAAGCGACGAAGCATCGAAGCCAAGAATGCTTATGTCGAAGTCGTCAAGCTTTAGGTCTTCAATTTCTACCTTCAGCATATCCATGTCCCACCCTGCATTTAGAGCGAGTTGGTTATCTGCTATCACTAGGGCGCGTTGCTGTGACTTGCTGAGATGATCCAGGACAATCACTGGGACTTCTTCCATGTCCAGCTTCCGTGCCGCCAGCAATCTTCCATGCCCTGCAATGATTGTGTCATCGCCTGCAACTAGGATTGGGTTTGTCCAGCCAAACTCTTTAATGCTGGCTGCAATCTGCGCTACCTGTGCATCGCTGTGCGTCCTGCTGTTGGCTGCGTATGGAATCAGCTTTGCAACACTGCGCTGCTTAATCTTAGGTGCGTCGATCATTTCTTTCGCTTTCATGGTCGCACAGCTTAGCAAGGTAATGCTGCGCCTTCTTCAAATCCTCAATGCCGTTCTTGTCACGATAGCGAGATAAATACTTTATGCAATTACCCTGCAAATAACCTGAAAAAGCTTCTGGCGACATCCAGGACTCCATTGCTTCCCACGGCTGCACTGACTTTGATGCGTAATGATCTCCGCCGATCTGGTAGCTACTGGGACTATCCATGTTCAGATTCCTGTTTACGAGAGGCTAATTCTTCATCACGCTTTATAAGCGCCTCACCCATTGTGCATCCATACCAGCGTTGAATTGCTTCCAGCACAAACGGAGCGTTAAGTTCTTCTGTTGTGTAAAATTTCAAGCTGCGATTGTCTGGCTCAAGTGCAGACTTCCAGTTAGAGCCTTCACCATTATCAATCATATTGCTACCTCATAATCATCCTCAAATGGGTCATAGCCCTTTAGCATTGCATCGACTGCAACCATGATAGGGCCACTGATACGCACCTTGCCAGATTCCATCTTGCGTATGCTGGTTGCACCGTTGTCTGGTGATAGGCGCAAAGCGTCAGCCATCTCTGTTACGCTGTAGCCCATAGCTACTCTAGCAAGTTTAAGCTTCGCTGGTGTCATCGCTCTCGCCTTTCACTATATACATATTCAATGCATGGCAGATGGTGCTATGGTCGCGCTGCATAATACGTCCTATCTCTGTCGTAGAATAGCCTTTGTCTCTCAACATAACAACGCATTTGCGCCTTACTTTGACCAAGGTTCTGTTTTTTTGTTTGCCTAAAATATCTGCAATTGTGTAATCATACATTTCTGCAATAGCATCAATCTCTGCTAAGTTACGACCTCTTGGAGTCATGTAAACTCATCCTCTGATTCCGTCGTGTGGATGTTCAGGGCTTCGCTTATCCATGCCATTGCGGTGCAAATATCTCCCCACTGATCATCATACATTGAGTCACCCTCTGGTATACAATCCTCTCTGACCATTTCTAAGGCGGTCCATATTGTTTTAATCCAGGATTTTTGATTGTGTGCTGTTAATATCATTGTCTAAATTCCTTTCACCAAGTGTCGCCGCCATTGTTAGCATAATTGTTGATGTCACCGAGCCAATCTAAATAACTTTGACGCAGGTAAGGATCAACAAACGTGTAGCTAATGCTGTTATGGTACTTGTAGCGGTTATGGTATTCGCGGAAAAACAGAGCGAACAAGCTGTCGTTGTCCTCAGCTTCAATGGTTTCACGCTGGTCAAGCAACGGCTTGAAGCTGAAAGGTTCGTAGCTGCTCTTGATGATGATTGCTGGTGTCATACGTCCTCCTCAATAAACGTACCGCGCATTTCCTCATCGCCATGCCAAGGGCGCTTAACCTCAAGCGTCCGTCCGTCGATGGTTGGCAAAATCTTAAAAACTTGATTGGGCGAAAGGAAGTACATTGCCAGCGCATCGCGGCATAAGCCAGTAAGGGCTTGGACTTCGGTTTGTGGAATTTCGTATCTCATTGTCAGTCTCCATGTTGGCGGGGAAAATCCCCTTGCTGATGCCCCCTTATACCAATCTCCGTTTATCCTGTCAAGCGCCTTTTTCATTATTATCTATTATGAAAAAAGCTCTTGACATTAATATTGTGATCTGCTATATAATGTTTATCAGCAAGAAACACCTTGTTGATGGGGCCATGCCCCGCTCTTTGACAATTGGAGAATGAAATGAATTTGAAAGACCTACGCGCACGCGCTGCAACCATTGGAATTCGCATTGATGCTGAACGCTTCGATGTTCCAGTAGAAGGTAACTTTTGGGGTTATTGGTTAATTGATGAAAAGACCAATGATGGCGTTTGGGACGATAACAATTATTGCTCAGACCACAAAGAATTAAGCGATTCGCTTCGGCAGCTTGAATTCGAACGTGGCGTTAGATTCAAAGCAATGATGCCATTCTAATAAAAACATGGCCCTGCCTTAATCGGTGGGGCCATTTTTATTTCTGCTTCTTGGCGTGGTCAATCGCAGCGATAGCCCATTCCCTTGGCGCTCCAGCATACTTACTATTTGCCCAGTTCTGGCGTATATCATTCAGTGATATCTTTCCTGCCTGATACTTAGCCAGGTCGCACATCAAGCTGGTGGCTGCGCTATTTGTGGGCTGCGCCAATTTCTAAATTCTTTCTTAAATCTTCTAGCTCTAGGGCTGTGACATATTCTTGCGGTGGAACATACTCGCGCTTGTGAATCTGAATCAAGTGCTTTGCCCTAGCAATCCTGCGTCTGCGTCCGTAACCTTCTTCCTGAACCACCGTGTCGATCTCTGCTGGTGTTGGCATAAACTTGCAAGTGCGTAGCAACCTGATGAACGCACTGCGTAGATCGACCAACGGATAGATTCGCAATGTCAGCCAATATAATTCCAGGCGCTCCGTTTCTTCTTCAACGCTGCGTTTCTGGCTTGCAGTCGCTAACGATAGTTTGGCAATCATAACCTCAACCTGTTCGCGCTCTGGCATTGGTGGTCTGGCAGCTTGAACGAACTGCTCCAATACCTCGACGGACTTAGGCCCAATCGTCGGTAGGTTGTCGCTCATTAGCAGATCGTCTAGCTTGGCTGGCAAATACGGCTCTAACCATTGGGTTGGTTGGTTCTGCTGCGTGTTGGCTATTTCCTGCATTGGTCTTGCCTTTCGGTTCATATATATCGAGCCAGCCATTGATTGTCGAACGGTCTAGCAATTCGTTGATGTCGTGTCCTGCCAAGTGCAGGGCCTCCAGCTTCTTGTAAGCCCTAGCCTTCGCCCTGTCAGTTAATGGGCGCTTGCGCTGCTTCCGCATCTCCACCCAACCCTTCCAAGAATCTATCGGCAACCAAACTGGATACCCCTCTATTATACACTTGGTGGTTAATTGATGTGTATATGATGTATTGGGTGAACGTGGTTCAGGGGAGGGGTGAACCTGTGACACGGGTGGGGTGAACGTTGTTCGGGGGTGAACATCGTTCATGGGTAGAGAAACCCAGTATTTATTTCCCCTGCCTTTTATTTCTTCTTTGCGAAGAAACTGCATTTCTTCAAGAGCGCGGATTGTTTTTTGCACACCCCTGCTTGTCAGAGATGCCTTAAGAGCAACCCGATCTATCGAAGGCCAGCAAAGCCCTTCATCATTGGCCCAATCAGCTAATGCTAATAGAACCAGTTTTTGGGTTGATGTGAGATCATCGCGCTCCCACACGGCGCTCATTAATTTGATACTCATAACACAAATTCTTGCGTGATGGTTCTGTGGCGTGTATTACTCATTACAGCGATGCCTTTCATAGCTAGGCGTTGTTAGAGCGGGTCGAGTGCTTTATGTGCTTTCAGCATTCCCCGCTCGCTCTTATATAACCGCATTCCGTGATTTATAAAAGCGAATTTATACATCATTGACCAGCGCACAGTTTTCCCGTATTATCCGCCGCTTGGTACTCCTTACCAAACTAAACTTGGGTGGCTTCGGTCACCCATTTTTATTTGGTTTCCCGCAAATGGTAGTTAGGGAACAGCGCAACAAAGACAGCGCGGCGCAGGGGCCAATCCCTGACAACGACTCCCTTAACGTCTTCCGTCACCAGCATTCCGTTTTCGATATATTCAAAATCTGACTTGTAACCCACGCGCCTACCATTGGGATGCTTTAGCTGGCGACCATTAATTACGAACCAGTATTGCGGGTGGATAGTCAGATCAGTGATCTCGCCAGCCGCTTGCAATATGTGTAGCTCGTTGCAGCGGATGGCTTCCCGCTTGCTATCATGCGTGTGACCAGCGCCACATTGTGCTTTGACAGCGCGGTATTTGCCGAATCGCTTCATGTTCAATCAACCGCCCTGGCTGCAATTATGCGCTCGAGTGCATGAAACGCTGCCAGGTATGCGCCCAGCATTGGTTCGCTGCGTTTGTTTTTCCAGTTAGACAGTGTGACACGAGTAATGCCAGCTTCGTTGGCGATCTCATAAGCCTTGATTTTGTGATGCTTTGCCACAGCGTAAAGCTCTGAAATTGCGTGTGCGGTATAGTCCATTTTAAATTTTCTTTCGATTAGCGATAAAAAACGCTTTTAATTCCCGTTTGCCCTGTATACAAGGTATTTACAAAATAAAAAAGGAGCAGTCATGAAAAATCAAAAATGCACAGTTTGTGGTCACACCATGACCGACACATTTGAATGCTTGCCATGCGACTTTGTTGAGATGGCAATCAATGCTGGCGCTTGCCATGCAAACTATGGCGAACACCTAGCCGAGCTTATTGGTGACGTTATGACGATTCGGAATTGGTCAGCAGAACCGATCCGCTATAAATTTCCACGTTTTGCATAAGGAGAAATAGAATGCCGATTCATAAAAAACTTAATGAGGCGCGACTAGCGTTTCATTCTTTACCGCTAAAGAAGTCAGGGCAGAATACATTTGCTGGATATAAATACTTTGAGCTATCCGACTTCCTTGTCCCAGCCCTACGCATCTTTAACGATGTTGGGCTTTGCGCGGTTATCAGCTTTTCCGAAAGCACTGCGTCGATGCACATCGTCGATGTAGAAGATGGCTCACAGGTTATCATCCACAGCCCAATGGGTTCAGCCAATCTTAAAGGCTGTCACGAGATTCAGAACATTGGTGCTTGTGAGACCTATTCCACCCGCTATCTCTGGACAGCAGCCCTTTGCATTGTCGAGCATGACGCATTGGATGCTACCACAGGGAAGAATAAAGACACGCCAAGCATTCGCTACATTAGCAAAGCGCAGTTTGATTCATTGCAATCTTTGGTAGAAAAGACCAAAACAGACGTAGATTTGCTCTGCAAGCATTACAAAATTGACGCGCTTGAGTCAGTCCCTGAAAGCCAATTTAATGTGGTACATACTGCATTGGTAAAGAAGCTGGGGACAGCAGCATGACAGACGCAGCTATTATCCAACGCAGCCCAGAATGGTTTGCTGCACGTTGTGGAAGCCTTGGCGCTTCCCAACTGGCAGACGCTCTAGCCAAGACCAAATCTGGCTGGGGAGCATCTCGCTCTAACTTACAGGCCAAGCTTGTGATCGAACGACTTACAGGTCGGCAGGAGGAAAGCTTTAGCAGTGCCGCTATGTTGTGGGGAGTGGAAAAGGAAGAAGAAGCCAGAACCGCCTACAGCTTCGTTACAGGCAATGATGTGCTTGAGGTAGGGCTATATAAGCATCCTACCATTATAGGCTCCCACGCCAGCCCTGACGGGCTTGTAGGGGATGATGGGTGCATAGAGATAAAGTGCCCAAACAGTAGCACACACATAGAAGTGCTCAAAAACAAACAAATTGCACACAAATATATACTCCAAATGCAATGGCAGATGGCTTGTGCCGATAGGCAGTGGTGCGATTTTGTAAGCTTTGATCCACGGATGCCAGACAATTTATCGCTCTACATCCAGCGGGTCGAACGTGACAACGATATGCTTGCAATTCTGGAATCAGAGGTTGCCGCATTTCTTGTAGAAGTTGACCAAGACGTAAAAGCGTTATTAGAGTTAGGAGGATCACAATGACACAAAACGAAAGAATATACGATCATCTGTTAGCTGTTGGGCCAATCCGTCCAATGGTAGCATTGCATGAGCTAGGTGTTTATCGCTTGGCATCACGGATTAATGATCTGCGAAAGGCTGGGCATAAGATCAAAACCAAAAAGGTTGAGGTTGTCAATCGCTGGGGTGAATCCACCTACATTGCTGAGTATAGCCTGGAACTTGAAGATGCTGCCTAATCGCATTGCCAAAAAGCCAAAGCGTTCATCGCGCTGGCGCTCCCAGGGGCACTTGAACTTCATTCGATCGTTCCATTGCGCCATAGATGGTTGCCAGGGGATGCCTATCGAATGCGCTCATGTTCGCAATGGTAGCGGTGCAGGGATGGGACAAAAGCCAGATGATTGGCGAGTAGTCCCATTATGCCGCGAACATCACGGCCAGCAGCATACAGTTGGTGAGCAGACGTTTTGGAAGGGGATAGACGTAGAGGCTCTGATAGAAGCCTTCTGCAAAGCCAGCCCAAAGGCGCGTGAGATTAAAGAGGCACAAAGCCAATGAGTGATCTGCTTCTCTATCGCCGCACCTTAGATGGATTTGTGCCATTTAGCGACGAGGCTAATGATTACTTTTCTAAAATTAAATTGGGTGAGGTTTGTGAATTAAGGGGCAAGCACATCCGAAATGAAAAGTATCATCGCCTGTTTTTTGTCATGCTGCAATTGATAAGCCAAAACAGCAATCCGCACATCTCAACAAAAGCGGCAAAGCACTTTGCTAAAGTTGCAACTGGAACGGGTGAGGTTGTTACAGATAGCAGAGGCAAGAATCACTTTGTCCCTGGAAGCATATCATTTGCTAAAATGGGCCAAGAAGATTTTGAGGCATTTGTGCAGACTGCCATTCCAGCTTTAGTTGGGCGCTTTATGGTCGGCACTGCTCCTCAAGATATAATCAATGAAGCCATGAGCTTGGCTAAATAATTTTAACGGAGAAAGAATATGAGTGATACGAATGACGATATGCTGCGTTTGCTAATTGAGCGCATTGAACGCCAGGAAGAAGAAAAGAAAACTATCTCTGACAGCATTAGGGAAATTTACAGCGAGGCAAAGTCTCACGGATACGATGTTAAAATCCTTCGCGCTGTGATCCGCCTTCGCAAGATGGAAAAGAACGAACGGGCAGAATACGAAGTCCTGCTTGAAACATACATGAACGCATTGGGAGGTTAAGCCATGACACAACAAGTTATAATATCAGGTAACGTAGGCAAAGACGCAGAGCTTCGCACAGTGCGCGATAGCCAGGTTCTCAGCTTCAACGTAGGCGTTAAGAATGGATTCGGCAAAGATGCTGGCAGCGTTTGGTATCGGTGCAGCTTGTGGGGAAAAGCGGCTGAATCATTCTCTGGAAGTATAAAGAAGGGAACCAAGGTGTTTATTACTGGAGACCTGACGCACGACGAATACGAAGGCAAGCCACAGTTTAACGTGCGGGTTAGCAGCATAGACACTGCTCCACGATCAGAAGCTGGTGCAAGCCAAGTAAGTAATTCACATAGTCAGAACCAGCATACAACGTATGATGATGATCTAGACGATTCAGTTCCATTTTGAGGATGCAGCCATGTATATTAAAACTCGCAACGAACTGCCAACGCGATCCAGAAACATTCCTCCACCTTCTGATTATCTCGAGGCTAAGAGCGCAAAGATCGACACAGAGATTGCCGAAAGCAGCCGAAAGCTACTAAAGGCACAGCTTCAAGCTGGTCAGCATAAGCTAACACGCGAATCGTTTGTCGGCATTGCTAAAAAATACGGCTGGCAATTTGCGCTTCTGCAACATACCTGGCGCTAAGAATATGGCGGGTGGCAATGCGCTTCCCGCCATTATTTTTGCATAAAATGAAAAAAACGCTTTTCTTTTGTAAAATACGCTTTTATAAGAGGGCATCAGCAACAGGGGCAATGCCCCGCCAATACGGAGAAGTGATATGATTATATTTCCTGGAGACTATGTAAAAGCAAAAGCGGATGGCGCTTGGCATTTGGTTAAAAATACCGATGCTAATATGCTTCTTTTGCTGGATAATGGCTTTCTTGCATATGCCGACGAAAGCCACATTGAAAAATGTTTGTCTGCTGATCAATACGCACATTTTGTCAACTACACCAATATGCGGATTGATATTGATGAATACAACAAGCGTGCTGATGCTAGGCGTCAGGCATGGGTTGATAAGGAGTTTGCAGCATGAGCGCGAACATTAACGAACTAGCCCAAGCTGCGATTGACGCGCTGGTAGCTATCAATGCCATCCACAAAGATTGGATTGAGCAATTAAAGCTTAAAAGCGGCCACGGCCAATATATCAGCACCCGCCCAGAGATTGCAGAACATCTGCACATGGAGTTGCTTGAGGCTATTACAGACTTTGACTGCGATCCAATGGGGTCACTGGAAGAAGCAATGTTGTATCACAAAGACGAGCCAGATGATTATGATGGCGGACGCTTTGATTATCTAACGTCAAGGGGAGTTTGACATGAAAAAGATATCACCAGTTCAATTTTGGCTGACCGCAATATGGTTGGTTTTGGTTGTTATTATGTTTGCAACGGAGAGGACATTTTAAGATGACATTGATCGAACTCAGAAACATCGTCGCGGATCATGTTCAAATGATGCACGGCAACCCAGAATTTATCCGCCAGATCAGAGATGGTCAGCAGGATGATGGCCCATTCATAATAGGCGCTTTAGCGATCTGGGCCAAATTTATGGAAGGCTTGCAGCCAGCGCCGGAGGTTCTTGCAGATGACTAAGATAGCACAAATAGCCCCTATGGGCAGGAAATACCGTGTAAGCTCAGAAGGCGCATGGCCTTTGCGTGGCTTGGATGGAAAAACATTTGCGGAAAGACGCGCAGAGCGAGAAAAGGAATTAAATAAATGAGTCGCCCAATGATTTACCCGATGGGAACAATGGAAGTGGGTGACGTTGCTACAATGCCAGCAACTAATAGCACTTTAATAAAACGTACTAGTCGCAACTGCTCACAATACGGCATTCGCAACGGTAGAAGTTACAAATGCAGAACGGATGTGGTCAAGGGCCTGACGTTTATAACTAGGTTGGGATAGGCAAATGACCGATGATAAAGACAGCGCAGTGACGCAAGCGGACAGATATGCAATGGAAAGTATTCTTTGGGTGAATACAATTATTGATGACCAAGAGGCTATTGTACAAGCGTTTGCCCGTCATCGCAAATATGGATATGACCAAGGCTATTACGATGGCTGCACACGCTCAGTCATGCAGAGCATCATCCCTGCGACCAAGCCTGACCCGCTGGCGGATGTGTTAAAAGATTTTGGCGGGTTTATGCCAGATGCTGAAGACTTCCGCGCCGCACTGGACGCCCGTGGCTTTGAGATAAGGGGAAAAGCAAATGATGATTGATATAAAACTGGATATAAATCAGTTGGACGGCATCGTCCGCGCATGGTTGAAGGAAACACTGAAGTCAGTGCAATACAACGCAGCCGCGCTTTACGTTCACCCAGAAGATGCCAAAACATACAAGAAAGATGTCATGGCGCTGAAGCGGCTGCTGGAATATCTTGGTGAAGATTAATAAATTCCCGATACTTCCAGAAAGTGAAAGTATTGCGATGATTTATAAACCGTCAATTATCAATCATGTCGATTTTCTAACAAGAATATTTCGCAAACAGGCGCACAGCTTGGGTTTACGGGATATGCACATCAAACAAAATTAAGCTACCTCGAGCATTTCGGTGGTAATCATTACCCTGCCAACGGCTCCGTACTTTTTATGGTACGTTATCGCCCAGGCTGCTCGATCAGCAATCCATCCTCCACGCGCCGCATAAGCATCCCTAGCGGCCAAGGTTGGATGCTGAACGACTGTTACCCCATTATACTCTTTCTCGTCCCTGTGGTGCCGGTGGCCGCAATGAATTTCCCTGCGGTGTGTTCTGCCCCAAATCGCCGCATATTGTGCTGCAAACAGCAGCGGTAGGGACTCGTTCTTGACCTTGTGGCCGTGATGCACGCCTATCATAGTGTTGCCCCATTCAAACACATAGAACGGCAGCACGCTATCGCTGACAGTTACGCGAGGTTCTTCCTCATAATGCACAGCAAATAGATCAGACAGCCAACCACTACTTTCTTCGTCGTGATTGCCTTCAGCTATAATC